GCATCGATGGCGGCCTGCATATCGTCGCGGCTTGCCGCGTACAGCTTGCACGTGATCTGCACCTGCCCGATCTCCGCCGGGGCCGCCTCGCTACCATACTGGTCCACCCCGCCGGACACCCCCAGCGCGCGCATCGTGCGCGGCACCATGTCGCCAAACGTGTCGCGAAAACTCTGCACATTCGGGAACGTATAGGCGTCGCTCCCTTCGGCGAACGTCACCGCAAAATCAGCCATGGACTACGCCTCCGCCTTGCCACCGTCGCCAACCTTGCAGCCGTTCCTCGATGCCACGCCCTACCGCGCGCCCGTACTCCTCGCCGTCGGGGTAAGCGCGCACCACGTCCGGCGTGACCCCCACCTCGATGTTAAACGTCGCCCCTGCCAGCGCCGGCTGCGGCATCCGTGCGCCACCCATGACAGCCATGTCGGGCAGTATCAGGGTGTCGGACAGTTGCGCCAACGCCTCGTTCACTGGCTGCATGGCACCCATACCCACCGCCAACCCCTGCACAATAGCCTCGCCAATGGGGATCATCTTCTTCGCCGGGCTCCCGACACCCAGGAAGCCGGCCACGTCTCCCACGATGCCCCCGCCGACCTTATCCTTGAGGTCCTTCGTGAAGCTGTCCCACAGGTTGTTGACGCCGTCCCAGATGCCGTTGACAATCGACTCGCCAATGCTCCACGCGGCTTTGGCTACGCCCGGAATCAGGTCGGTCACAAAGAAATTGGTGATGGTCACCAGGAAGTCCAGCAGCTTCGGTCCAACTTGCGTCGCCGCATCGACGATGAACTTGAGCATGGCTTCGATCATCCCCGGCGCTTCCTTGATCACCGCCGGGATGAACTCCGCCAGGATCCAGTAGATAACATCACCCAGCAGGTCGCCCAGCTTGACCAGCAGTTCTTCTGTCGCTGGTCCCACCCAGTCGATAAACGCCGCCGCCCATTCCAGTATCTTCGCCACGATGTCCGGCGCGGCGTCCAGGATCCACTTCAATAGGTCGGTCAGCAGGTCGGGGATCTTCAATAGCAACTCTTTCGCTGCCGGGCCAACCCAATCAACAAACGCCCCAGCCCACTCGAGCAGCTTCTCCCCGATGGGTTTCACCTGCTCGCCCAACCACTTAAGCACGTCCTTCCCCAGCTCCAGCAGCGCCTTCAGCAGTGGCGGGCCGTACTCCACCGCCCAGCTGAGCAGTTTCTCGCCCATCTTCTTGGCCCATGTAATCAGGCTCGCCAGTACCTTCTTCAGCAGCGGCTTCAGGCCTTCCAGCACCTTTCCCAGGGCGTAGATCGCTCCCTGGAAGTCGCCTCGCTTCAGCGCGTCAATCGCCATCTTCGTGTAATGGATAATCCAGTTGAAATACACGGAGTATTTGTCGACGAACGACTTCACGGCGGTCTGAATGCCCAGGAAATTGGTCTTGTAGGCCATCACCAGCGCCGCGATGGCCGCAATCGCCAGCGCGATCGGGCTCCCCAGCGACAGCGCAATCGCCCCACCAATCAGCCCGATCAGCTTGCCCACGATCATCAGCGCCGGCCCTACCGCCACCAGCGCCGCCAGCAGGTTGACGATCATCGCCGTCAGCTCGGGATTCAACGCCATCCACTCGGTGATCTTGGTCACCACGTCGGTCATGAAGTCGATCAGCGGCTTCGCCACGTTCTCAACGAACGGCTCCAGGGCCTTGATCAGCGCCGTCTGCACGCTGCTCTTGAGCTTCTTTAGTTTGCCGTTGAATGTGTCCAGCCGCGCGCTGGCTACCGTCGCCGCATCTGCCTGTTCGTCCATGAGCGCATTCATATCACCCATCGCGTCCGAACTGGTCAACACCGACAGGCCGAGCTTGCCATACGTCCCGCCCAGCGTCTGCAGAACGTTGAGGCGTTCCTCGTCGCTCATACCAGCCATCGCGTCGCGCAGCTCGGCCAGCACGGCCTGCAGTGGGCGTATCTGCCCACTGGCCGTGTACATGGAGATGCCGAGCGCCTTCCACATGTCCTGTACTTTGTCGACCGGCTTGGTCATGTTCGTCAGCATACTCTTGAGCTGCGTGCCGGCCTCAGCACCCTTGATACCTCGTTCGGAGAATGCCGCCAGGATGGCGATCGTGTCTTCCAGGCTGAGGTTCATCTCCGCCGCCAGCGGCCCGACGTTGCCCAACCCTTGCGCTAGATCGGGGATCTCCGCGCTCGATGCCGCCGCGCCTCGCGCCAATGCGTCCGCCACGCGCCCCGCCTGGCTGGCCTCCAGGTTCCACATGGCTAGCGCGTCGGTCACCACGTCGGCGGTGTAACCCAGGTCCATACCCCCCGCCGCCGCCGCGTCCAGCACGGCAGGCAGCGCCGCAAACGACTGCTCCAGGTCATACCCACTGGCCAGGAGTTGCAGGATAGCTTCCGCGGCTTCCGTGCTGCTGAAGACGGTCGCCTGCCCCATCTCCAGCGCCTTGGCCTTGACAGCGTCCATCTGCTCGCCGGTCGCGCTGGTGCGCGCCTGACTCTCGGCCAGCACGTCCTCGAACTCGCCGAAGACCTTCAGACCATAGCCGCCCAGCGCCGCGATCGGCGCCGTCCACAGCGTCAGCGAGCGCCCCACCCCATAGATCGAGTCACCCACGCCCTGCAGCGTGCGCCCGATCCGGTTGAAGGCGTTCCCCGCGGCCTGTTCGGCCCGCTGGAAGGTGTTCTGCAGTTGTCGCTCGACCTGCGAGGTATCAATCAGGATCTCGCCGTAAGCCGAGCCGAGATTGACCGCGCCATCCATGCCCATGCTACAGTCCTAACGCCACGCGGAGCTCGTCCGCGCTCGGAACCCGTGTCTCGTCGATGCCCAACAGTTGCGCCAGCCGCCACTTCGGTTTGTGGCCGACCACGCGCCCCTGCTTCTTAACCGGCTTCTTCTCGCTTAGCTTGCTCTCGATCCACTGGCCGTAAACCATCACCGCCTGGTCGAAGAAGTACGCCAGCAGCGGCTCGCCAGTGATCTCCACCAGCTCACTCGGACGCTTCCGGTAGGCGCTCGCCATCTGCCACAGCGTCCACGCCGTCGAACGGTCGTGGAGGAAAGCGCCGTGCCGCGCGCAGCGCAGCCCCTCCCGCCAGCGCCTCGAAGACGATCATCTTCTCTTCCAGCGTGAATTCGTCGACGCTCACGCCGTCCTCGTGTCCCTGTTCCACCAACGGCGGCGCAACGACCACCTTCAGCAGAATCGCGTTCAACGACTCGCGCAGTGAGTTGATCTTCTCCGGATCGCTCATCAGGGCGCGCCCGACCTCGTCGTCCGACGCGCCCATGTGCCCCGACACGGCCGAAAGGAGCGGGTTGGGCACGTCGCCGTCCCCGCTCAGCAGTGCCAGCAGATCCCACTTCTTGATCTTCACGGCCACCCCATCCAGATCGACGGTGATGGTCCGCCGCGCGCGCCAGGCCTCAATCGACGTCGGGTCCAGCTTCGTGTCTGCCATCAAGCCTCCTACGCGATTACGCGATGGTGAACACGGTGTCGATGTCAGCCAGCGCCGTCTCCGAGGCCTTCTCGAAGTATTTGCGGACCGGGTAGGTGTTCCCTGCCGCCGTCCGTAGCCGCATCGCCTTGATGTCCACGTCGGGGATGACGAACTGGTTCTGGTCGCTGATGTCCAGCGGCACGTTGCTCTGCAGCTGGCACTTGGGGAAGTACAGGTGCGCTTCCTTGCCGCTCTTGAGTGGCAAGGCTACCGCCAGCGCGAAGTACGGCAGGTCGTCGCCGCCCTCGTCCTCGTTGATGTTTGTGTCACCACCCGAAGAGCTGTTGTTCGTACCCTGCATCACCGCCATCGACACCCAGTGGATACCGCCCAGGCTGATGCTGATGTCCATCGACGTCAGCACGCTCAGCGTTTCCTCGATAGCGCCCAGGTTCTTCAGTTCGTCGGTGTCGTGCTGCGGCTCCACGCTGAACCCCTGCAGGTTGGGGATCTCGACGCCGGTCCCATACGTCTCCGCGCTTGGATCCCACGCCCACACTTTCGCCGTCCGCACCGAGTACAACACTGAATCGGCCATGATAGTCCTCCTAGTTTCGTTTCAGATGTCCTTCATAGCGGGATCGTTCCATGAACGCCCCGGCCAACGTATCGTCGGTTTGCTCGAGCACGTCGCCGACCCACCGGAAAGCATACAGGTAGTCGCTCGACGGCTCGTCGAATGTCACCGTTTGCTGGTGCAGCAGTGTGTACGCGCGCTCGCGCATCTGCCGGATCGTGTCGTAGCTGCTATCGTCGAAGAAGTACAACTCACAGAACACGCTGCGCGCTTCCAGTACACTCGCCGAAAACGGCACCTCGCCCGTCCAGCGAATGAACAACGCCGGCTGCACGATCGGCGTGCCTGCCGTAATGTCGTTCAGTTCGAGCTGCTGCCGCCCCAGGCTGTCCGCGTCATGCACGCCCCCGGTTGCCAGGGCCATGAACGTCGCATCGCCCTCGAACAGCGTCTTGACCGCTTCCCTCAGCGTCGTCACTGCAACCCTCGCACGTCATTCCACACGGGATAGTAGTATTGCTGCAGTGTGGGTAGCACGATCGCGTACTTACCCTGCCAGCGCAATTCCAGGTACTTCCCGTAGCTCATGTACTGCCGTAGTATCAACGCGATCCCTCGCGCGATCCCCGGCTCGTACTCCGGCAGCTCTGCCACTTTGCCATTGCGGATCACCACCGCAAACGCGCCAAGCGTCTGCCGGGCATTGGTAGTGCGGTCCGTCCAGGGCGCGTTCACTTTCGCGTCCCGCTCGATCTGCACCGCCCAGACCATGCCCAACTGCTGCAGCCCGGCGTCAAGCGCCACCGCGTACCGCGTTCACTTTCGCGTCCCGCTCGATCTGCACCGCCCAGACCATGCCCAACTGCTGCAGCCCGGCGTCAAGCGCCACCGCGTACTGCGACGCTTTCCAGGCTTTTGTCGGGCGCTTTTTCCAATGGAAGTGCCTGCCCATACTGCCGGATTACCCTTTTCAGTAGTTCAGCTTGCTGCGGGGTCACGTGGTCGCGCCACATTCCCGCCCGTCCGTCGTTCACGTGGTCGTCTGGGAGTTTCCCCAGCGCCATTAGCTGCGCCGGTGTATGCTCCGCGGCGATCAGTTCGGCAGTGATGCGCGACAGGTCGTGCCCC